GAATGATGACATTTCAATAAATGTTTGATTTAATGCTGGTTCTGTTGCAAATATTCTGCCTAAATGCCAGAAATTTAATGATGTTCTAAAGTCCCCAGCCACTCTATTTGGTTGATATTTATATTCGCTATAGCGTGGTACATATCCAAATGTATCTGTAGCGTTGGGTGTATAAGCATATAATTCTTGTACTTGTACTTCCTGTTCTCCAATATTGGCAAATGATGGCCAATAGAAATCTAATGGGTCAGATTTTAAGAATGTATTCGGTATTCCTTGCTGATATGCTGGTTTTGGCATTACTGACATAATTCCAATAATATAACCGTGTTCTTCACAATAATAATTTCCTGTATAACCGTCTCCAACGCTTACTGCATGACCTGACATATTACCCTGTTCTAATTCTGCCGTTCCTGTTGTGTTTAATACTTCTGATATAACTACAGGTGATTTTGTGCCTGTAATGTATTCGGGACGTTGTAATCTTGCATCTGAACTTTTTACCCCAAAATGGACTAAAATGTTTTCTATATAACGAGTTCCCCCTCTTGCATTTTTCTCTAACCATTCCTGTAATTTAAACGCTCTTCTTAAATCGTTAATAGTTGTTGGAGATGTAATTAATGAACCGTCTGGGTCATATACTACTGGGGTCTGTGCAAATGCGCCATTGATTCGAATTGCTGGTGGTGATACACTGCCGTCCTGTTCTACTGGTCCAGGTATTGCGCTAACGTCTGCAATGGTTTTAAATCTTGGACTTCCAAAAGTTTCCCAATCTGGTTTAAGTGTTACTTCTCCTAATGGTATGTCTACGGCTGCGCCTTTTTGTGCAAATGGCAATGCAGCAGTAAAATAATCATGTTCATATGCTCTTTTGCGTAATACTAATAATTCTGGGTCTACATTTAAACCGTCAACAAGTTGATAGTTTACAGGTGCAACTAAATTTTCGTCTCTATAATACTCATTATATACTGCTTGATAGGCTGCCATTGGTAATGCACTTACTAATGTTCCTGTTCCTCCTAGTGGCACTGGTGGTACTCCTAAATAATCTAAAAACTTCTTTTGATTTGCAGTCATTGAAGATGATAGTTCTACTTGTGGAATTCCTCCTGTTGGTACATTTGTAATAAAATCCTGCCAATTTTCCCAAATAATTCTGTTTGGCACAAAGAAATAATGTACGGTTACATCTATTCTGTGCATCACAGGAGCGATTAACGGAGCGAATCGTAAAAACATATCTGTTGATAGTTTTATTTTGTCTGATGGTACACATTCAAGGATACAACATGGAATAAGGTTTCCCATTTGTCCCGAGAATTTTACATCGTGTGTTAGGTCAAATACATTTGACCCTGGTTTCATTGAAGCGACCGTGTTGAAAATGGTATTTTTCATAGTCTAATGCCTCCTCTTGCTACTTTTACGTAGGTTTTACGTGGTTTTCTTTTGTTTTTCATAATTGTATTTTTTTTTTTATTTTTTTAGATCACTCCCTTTGGTCGTTCTTCTGGCTTGAAACGTTGTCGTTTCGCTATGCTACACTCCTAGTTTTACGCCAGTTAACTTCTTCGATGTTACTTTTTATTACTTAATACTTTTTCTGATATGAAATTAGTTAATGAATTAACGTCTGATAATATTTTATTTAAGTTTGTTGTTGTAGCAAGGGCTAGACCTATTCGTACGGCTATTGGGTCGCTCATACTAATGTTTAATTTTTTCATAGATAAAGTTAGTAAATCAGAATAATTTTGTGTTTTTAAAATTTGTAAATTCTGTTTTACGTTATCTATTTCTGCCATTGTTTTATCTTTTTGTGCTCCTACAAGTAAATTCTGCGCTTTCAATTGCTCACCTTGTAATTTTAAGTTTGCTAATTCTTCGACTGCTTTATTCACTTGGTTTCCTTTTTCTTTTAACTCCTTTTGTATTTCTGCTTCGGTGGCTTTTAAATCTATTTCAATAGATTTTAATTGTTTATCATATGCATAAATATTGCCCATTTGTTGACCGGGTACATTTGCATCTTCAAAAAGGTCGTTATCTATTTTTTTACGCCTAGCATCTTGTGCAATAGACAATGCTTGAGCATTTTGTACGGCTATTTGTGCATCATTTAATTGCAATTGTTGATTCATCATGATTCCATTCGACAATCCTTTTGTATCTGCTGGTGCCATTAGATTTGGTGTTGGTTTGGCTTCTGTTCCTTTAATAACGGCGGCAGCCATATCGGCACCCTTTCCATATACGAGGTTAGGGTTTAGACCTGCTTGTCTAAGCCGTTCCATATTTTGTGCTGGATGATTATAGGCATTTTGTCTGTGCCAGTCTTCCAGTGCCCATTCTCGATTTTGTTGATTCGCTTCTTTTTGAGCTTTTGCAGTTTCATAAGCGTTTGTATCGCCGGAAATTTTATTATAAATAAATTCTAAACCAGATATAATAGGTCCGGCATAAGGTAGTAATGCTGATAATGGCATATTTTTGATTTTTATTTTTTGTTTTTTACTAATGTGAGGTGTCAATTAGCACTAATACAAAGATATAGTATTAGTGCCCTTCGGGTTTATGGGGTTAACCCATCTTTTATTTGTTGTTTTAGTTGTTCCAACTCTTTTGCCTTCTTTTCTTCTTGACGTTTCTGAACACGTTCATTTTGTCCTCTTTTTACTTCTTCCATTTGTTCAGCGTTGATTTCTTTTAATCTTTGAATATCTGTTAAATCCAAAGTTTTAGGATTTATTCCTCTAGTAGTTTCTGTTTCTTCGTCAAAGATTCCTTCTCTTGTTCCTCCAATAGGTAGTCCTCTGGCGTATCTATCTAATATAGTACGCATACTCATTGTTTGGTCTGGAATAGTCATTGAAGGCTGATTATTGATTTCATGTGTTAAATCAAATTGGTCTGCATTGTGTCTTGTTTTAAATATCATAGTTTTTTAATTAGTCGCATATCTTGGTTGAATTTGCGTGCTTTGTTGATTCGAATTAACAAATCTTTTTTGTCTTTTTTCTCACGTGTGGATAAGTCCATATTTTGATATTCTTTTAACTCTCTGTTTATCATATGTTTAGCAATTTTCTGTCTTTCTAATTGTGTATAAATCCTATCTTTATAATACCTTGGCATTGCAATTTTTTTGCCATCTTTTATAGTTATAAACATTCTGTTTTTTAAATCTGCTTTATGGAATTTTACCATTTGAGGAGTTACATAGTTTGCTCCCATTCTTTTTGACATTAATGAAAATTCGGGTTCTCTATCATCTCTTGCATGAGTTGGTATCTGTTGTTTTTTACTTATATACTTTAAAGTATATCCTACACTTGCCTCCGTAACAGAGCCGGAATGTACTCTTCCAAGTGTCCATGCTCTGTCTACGGTTTCTATATCTACATTAAACATTATTATATGATAATGAGGTCTTTTACCTTTTGTTCCATATTCTGCTGCGCAATAATATTTTATCTTTTCTGTGTTTAATTTTCTTAATCTTTTAAAAAATTTTTGTACATCGGTTTTTTTAACCGTCATGAATTTGTTTTTTGTAATTGGTACGTTTTCATTGTCGTAACTTAATGTAATGAAAAAAGCAGAGGACGATACCTCTGCTTCTTTAACTAAGCGATAGCTCCAGCCCGAAATTCTTCGGGCTAGGCAATCGTAACACTTGCCACAAGGTACGGGAATGAATCCTTTTTTAGTTTCAACACTAAACGGGGATATGCATTGCGCCATCTTCCTGTGCCTCGGCTAATGTTTGAGAATCCTCGAGAAAATTTTTTAGTTCATCGAGTGTGATTGGTTGATAAACGGGCATACCGTTTTTTGCGCCTATCATAAATAGGCTACCTTCTGAGATTATAATTAGTCCTTCCATGGTTTATAACATTGGTGTTCCGTATACTGGCATTGGTCGTACGGCTCTGATTTTATTTACTACTTGAATATATAAATTATCTACATCTGGGTCATTTACTGCGAAAATACGTTCATCTATAGCAGATGATGACATTTCAATAAATGT